CATTAAGTAAAGTCAAAAGGGTTTCTGATATTAATGGCAAATCATTTAGTTTTGAAAAATCATTTCCTTATCAAACAGTTTCAGCAGATACTCAAATTTTAGTATTTGACGATGTACAAAAAAACTTTAAATTTGAAAATCTATTTAGCGTAATTACTGAGGGTATAACTTTAGAGAAAAAGAATAAGGATGCAATCAAGATACCAGTTAGCAGAAGTCCTAAAATAATTATAACAACTAATTATACTGTTGGCGGTGTTGGTGGATCATTTGAACGTAGAAAGTGGGAAATTGAGTTTAGTAGTTATTTTAGTCATAAACACACTCCGCTTAATGAGTTTGGCAGAATGTTTTTTGATGAATGGAATAATAACGAATGGCTTAACTTTTATAATTACATGGTTAAATGTATGCAAATGTATTTAGTTAATGGTCTAGTAAGTTATGAATATGTTAACTTAGAAATAAGAAAGTATATTAAAGAAACTTCATTTGAATTTTATGAGTGGGCTAATAAAGATACTTTAAAAGAAAATGAACGATTAAATAAAAATATGATTTATAATATATTTATTGAGGAATACCCAGACTTTAAAAAATATAACCTATCAACTAAGCGTTTTTGGGGGTGGGTTGAAAAATATTGTATATTTAACAAAATTGAATTAACAAAAGGGCAGGATAGTATGGGGCAAAGATATATTGAATTAATAACTGATAATAATACATTTTAATATGAAAATAATTAACATTTACACAAAAGAGGGAGTTCAGTTGATTGACTTTGAATTTAACGGACATTTTAATACTATGCCTTATAAAATATTTAAAAAGAAATATAAATGAAACCATCACTAAAACAACTTTCAGACCTCCAACACGCTTACGCTTGTTCACGTACTAAGATGCCACCCGAATACGTTGTTAGAACGAAATATACTGATACAACTGCAAACGGATTAACAAAGTGTGTAACTGATTACATTAACCTAATAGGCGGTCAAGCTGAAAGAATATCTAACACTGGTAGGTATATTGATGACAGTAAAATAGTAACCGATATACTTGGAAACCAAAAAAAGATAGGTTCGGGTAAATATATTAAAGGAACTGGCACGAATGGAACGGCTGATATATCCGCAACATTTAAAGGTAAATCAATTAAAATAGAAATTAAAATGAAGGATAAACAAAGCGAAGTGCAAAAGGAATATCAACAAGCTATTGAGCGTGCTGGTGGCATTTATTTTATTTGTCACAACTTTGATGAGTTCTTAGAGAAATTTAATACATTTGCTAATCAATAAAGAACAACTGATAATCATAGCAGCAACAAGCCGAATGCTTATTGGTTTGACTGCTAAGCTATGCAACCATCGGGATATTCAACATGATCTATTTCAAGAGTTTTTATTGTACCTTTGTGAGAAACCTGAAATATTCTTAATTGACAAAGTAAACAACGGTCAGTTTATTGCTTACTGCTCAAATGTTTTAAAAGGCATGAACTCCGATAGGCATAGAGCAAACAAACTAATCAATACAAAAAATCCTTTAGTTGAACGGCACAATGATTTTGAAGTAAATTTTGATATGTCCGAAGAAAGTTATAATTTTGAAATTGATATGAAGTTTGAACGTACTGTTAAATTTGCAAGGGAGCAACCATTTAAAGCTGAAATACTATTTAAGTCGGTGGTGACATCAACAAGGGAGATTGCAAGTGAACTGGGAATAAACCAAAGGAAACTAATATACGAGAACAATAAATTTAAAAACGAAATAAAAAATAAACTAAAATGAACGAAATACTATTAAAACAAAGGGATTTTATTTATGCAGTAGCGCATGATCTAATCCGCCCTGACAGTTCAAATGATAATGTTAAAGAAATATTAGCAGCATATCATGGTATTGATGCAACCGTTGAAACACTTGTTGAGTGTTCAACTTGCACGAATATTTACAAAGATGCTTTTAGTGTGATTTTAGCATACATCAATAAACCGAATGAAGACAAACCCAAAACAAAGAAGTAATGCCATTCAAAGCTAAATATACATTTGATTATGAAACCGAGCCAAACCCAAAGGAACGATTAAGGGTTGGTAAGGAATGCGAAAGGAATTTAAAGCTAAATGTAAAGAAGTATAAACCGATTGAACGACAAATCCTTTATACCAATAACATTTTAATGATTTCAATCACTTATGAAGGCAAACATATTAATGAAGCCATTGCCCCACCAACCGTTTAAAATTAACTATTTTTATTCGGTGATATTAAAAAAGACTTTTATTTATATAATGAATTAATGCAAGACGAATACGAACATATAACTTTTTGGAATGAAGACAGAAAAAATTAACATAAACAAAATTAAACTTAACCCAAACAATCCTCGTTTAATTAAAGATGATAAGTTTGCTAAATTAGTTCAGTCAATAAAAGACTTTCCCGAGATGTTAGAAATACGCCCGATAGTTGTAAATGATGATATGATTATTTTAGGCGGAAATATGCGTTTTAAGGCATGCAAAGAAGCTGGGTTAAAGGAAGTATCAATTATTAAAGCAAGTGGCTTATCAGAGGAGAAACAAAGGGAATTTTTGATAAAAGACAATGTGAGTGGTGGCGAGTGGGATTGGCAATTATTACAAGAGTGGGATGCTTTGAAATTGGAAAGTTGGGGTTTAGATTTGCCCGCTGAATTTGTTACTGAGTTGGAAGCTGAGGAAGATAATTTTGAAACACCCGAAGGTGGTATTGAAACCGATATAGTTTTAGGCGACTTATTCGAAATAGGCGAACACCGTTTACTTTGTGGGGATAGTACGGATAGCGATTCAGTTGCTAAATTAATGAACGGACAAAAATGGAATTTAATGGCAACATCACCACCATATAATCAAGGAAATAGTTGCGGTAATTTATTACATACAAAAGGATTAGGCACAGGTAAAAAGGATGTTAAACTATATCAGGATAAAAATTCGGACAATAGAAGTACTGAAGATTATTATAATTTTTGTATAGATATTTTAAATACATCTACAATATATAAAAATGAAAATGAACATACAGTATGTTGGAATGTAGCATATAATGCAAAAAGTAGAAACGATTATGGAATGATAATATTTTCAATTGATAACCCTTATCAAGTAAAAGAAACTATAATTTGGGATAAAACACATTCTATAAATTTGCCACAAATAGGTATATATTCAAGAAGATGCGAATTTGTATTTGTAATGAGTTCTAATGAAAAATATCATACAAGTCAAACTTATAATGATTGCAGGTGGAATTATTGGCAAATAAAATCAGCAGGTAGTCAAATTACAGGTGAAGAAGTAGAACATCGTGCAGCATATCCAATAGAATTTGCATCAAATATGGTAAAAGATTTTAGTTTACAAGGAGATACAATTTACGAACCTTTTACCGGAAGCGGTACAACTATGGTAGCAGCACACCAATTAAATCGAAAATGCTACGGAATGGAATTAGACCCAAAGTATTGCCAAGTGATAGTTGACAGAATGAAGAAGTTAGACCCGAGTTTAGTTATTAAGAGAAACGGAATAGATTATGCCAAGTGAAGAAGGATATAAAAACTTAATACCCTATACAAAGGGGCAAACAGGCAACCCAAACGGAAGACCTCGCAAATTCGTTTGTCAATTAAAAGACATGGGTTATAACAAACAGGATATAAACCAAACCATCGAGAACATGATGGCTATGACTTTAAACGAGTTAGCTGATATATTTAAAGACGAACACGCTACTATACTGGAACGTACCATTGCAAATGCTATGCGTAAAAGCCTAGAGAAAGGAACTTTATATTCTTTGGAAACTTTAATCAGTAGAGTGCATGGAGTACCTAGCCAAACGATTAACCAATTAATAACCGAGAAACCTATCTTTAACGGAATAGATATTAATGTTACAACGAACGACAGCCCAAGCGAAAATATCTAAACTCAATAAAAGAGTAAGGGTAGTAAGGGGCGGAACTTCCGCAAGTAAAACATTTACTATCGTGCCGTTCCTTATTGACTATGCTGTTAAAAATCCACTTGCTGAAATATCAATAGTTGCTGAAACCATACCACATTTAAAGAGAGGGGCATTACGTGACTTTCTTAAAATTATGGATATGATAGGAATGTATGAGCCTGAGAACTTTAACAAGTCATCTTTAGTTTATACGTTTAGCAATGGTGCTTATATCGAATTCTTTAGTGCAGATGCAGAAAGTAAATTGAGGGGTGCAAGACGTGATGTGCTATTTGTAAATGAATGCAACAATATTACGTGGGAGGCTTACTATCAATTAGCAATTAGAACACGTAGGTTTATTTATTTAGATTATAATCCAGTTTCTGAATTTTGGGTTGATACCGAATTGATTAACGATAGTGATACGGACTTTGTTGTATTGACTTACAAAGATAATGAAGCATTGGATTTATCAATTATTAAAGAAATTGAGAAAGCAAAAGAGAAAGCCTTAACTTCAACTTACTGGGCTAATTGGTGGAGCGTTTATGGTTTGGGGAATATAGGTTCTTTGCAAGGTACAGTCTTTGAAAATTGGCAACAATGTGATAGCATACCAAACGAAGCTGAATTTATTGCCTATGGAATGGACTTTGGTTTTACGAATGATCCAAGTACATTAATTGCGGTTTATAGATACAACGGTGAACTTTACATAAATGAATTGATATACCAAACTAAATTAACCAATAGTGATTTAATAGGTAAATTAAAAGAGTTAGGTATAAAATCAAATGAAATGATAGTAGCAGATAGTGCCGAACCAAAATCAATAGAGGATTTAAGACGTGCGCAATTTAGAATTGAGGGTGCTAAGAAAGGACCAGACTCAATCCGTAATTCAATAGATACTTTACAAGCGTTTAAATTGAATGTAACGAAGTCTAGTATTAATTTGATAAAGGAACTAAGGAACTATAAATGGGTGACTGATAACGATGGCAAACACACCTCACAGCCTATTGATAATTATAACCATGCTATTGATGCAATTAGATACGTAGCTTTAAACCGTCTTAAAAAGTCAACATTCTTTATTCAATAAATGTAAAACTCAAATAAATTACTATATTATTAAGATGAAAATACCCAAACGATACGAAGATTTAACAGTTGAGCAATTTCAAAAATTAGAGGAATTGAAAGCAAATGATACTTTGGATAAGTTAGACATGGCTGTTTTAAGGCTATCAATCTTATCGGGTGAACATGTTGATTATATTGAATCATTAAGCCCTAAACAAGTTTACGACTATTTACTAGATGCTTTCTTTTTAACTAAACCAATTACTGATTTAGCTTGTCCCAATGAAATTAAACTAGGTGGCGTTAAGTTTAGATACATTAAAGATTTATACGATTATAATATTTGTCAAGAGAAAGATTGGAAAGAAATGGTAAGGGCAAACGAGGGAAACTATTTTAAAGTTCTACCTGAGTTAATGGCTATTTGTCATCAAGAATACGAAAACGGTAAATGGGTATATAACTCAAGTAACCATAATCGAAATGTTGAGTTATTTAAGAAATCAAAATTAAGCGAATCACTTGGGGCTGTTTTTTTTTATTCAAAATATTTAATGATTTACACAAAAGCTATTCAGGATTGTTTAGCGGAACAAGTCAAAGTAATAGAGCAAGCGAATCAAATGATGATGGACGACTTAGAGTTTCAGACTTTTTTGAAAGGTGGGGATGGGAATACAGCGTTGGTTTAGTTGTTAAAGATACTAACCTAAACGAGGACCAAATATTTGAATGGAGTGTAATAAGGTACTATAATAAGTTAGCGTACTTAAAGGATAAAGGTAAATTTGAAATAGCGTTAAATGGCTCTAGTAGATAAAATAAAGGATTTGTTAGATGAGTTTGGGAAAGCATTAAACGATGACACCCGTAGTTCTTTAAAAAAGGTTTTAGATGATAGAGCTGCTAAACATAATGGTAGAAAACGTACAAGTCGATTAGAGGCTAGCATTAAACCGACAATATCATTTAGTAATGACTCTATTAAGTTTACGCTAAACATGAATGATTATTGGGCGGTTGTTAACGACGGTAGAAGTCCAAATAATGTAAGTGCAGAGGGACAAGAAAAGATAGCAGCTTGGAGTGCGGTTAGTGGGTTTGCTGAAAAAATAAGATTAACAGATTTAGAACAAAGAAAGCAAAAGCAAAGCCTATCTAAGCGCAAAGGTAAATTAAAGAAGTTACAAAAAATGTCATTTGATAAGGCAAAGAAAACAGCGGGCTTTTTAGTAGCACGTTCTTTAAAAAAGAAATCAATAGAAGCAACGCATTTTTTTGACGAAGTGATTAACGATGGACGGATTGAAGAGTTAGAAAGTAAATTGACTGAATTAGTAAAAGAAGATATTATAATAGAAATTAGAAGTAGTTACACATAACATGGCTTTAACAGTATATAAACAACCCGACACATTTACACCAGCTTATAACGACCAAATATTTACAGCGAAGTCTAATCAAATAGCTATTGCTGATTTTAAATATATTGTAACGGTAGTTGTTAACGGTGATACAGCTAACACTTATACAGAAGATATATTGCAACGTCCCGATGGCTATTTAGTTTTTAACGCAAAAGAATGGGTGCAAAATTATATCGAACATTATTTTGAATTTAATAATATTGTTTTAGCTAGTCCTATAAATTTAGCTACTGGCAAACGTGTGAGGGCTCAGGTTAATATTTCTGAATATTATACAGCGGCTGTTCAATCTACTACTACTATAGATTACGATGCTTTTGATGCTTGCTTAACAGATGCGGCCTTTAACGCTTACGATGAATCTGACTATGGTTTTGGCTCAACTGGTGGTTTATATTTTTTATCAAAGGATGTTGATACAATTACACCCGATAATAGGATAGCTTTAAACCAGCCTTTTTTTATACACTTTATTCCTCCACCATGTGATAATATAACTATTGAATTATTTAATGGCTTTACTTTATTGCAAACGGTTACAATAGCTTCATTTCCAACACCAGTTACTAACACCGATATTTATCAATTATATCTAGGTAGTAATATTTTCACTTCGGCATCAGTTGGTAATACCGTTGTAGTTAAATTTAAAAATGGGACAACCGTATTATTAAACTACTCTTTTGATTACCAAGACATTTGTACTAAGTATCAAGACTATGTTATTTACTACTTAGATAGAACTGGGAATATATTATCATTCCATTTCGAGCAAAAGAGTAAAAAGAATTTCAGTAAAAAAGTAAATACAGTTACTTTAAATAAGAATGTTTTAAATACAACTACTGGTGCTTATGGCTCTACTTCTTATGATAGAGAAGACCACGTTGTAAGTACTGCTATTGAATCTACAATGGATTTAAACACAACTTGGTTAACTCAGTTACAAATAACACAATTAAAAGATTTGTTTGATAGCCCAATAGTTTATGTTTGGGATTACAGCACTTTACGTTCATGCAAAGTTACAAATAATTCATTTGAAGAGTACCAACTAAACAATGAGTCGTTAATACAATTAGCTATTACTATTGATTTAGGTATTACAGAAACTAGACAACGAGGTATATAACATGGCGGTAGTAACAGATTTATTAATAGCAGCAAAAAATGGTAGTGAGAAATTACAATATTTTCCTATTGCTAAAAATATACCGATTAACATTAACTACAATTTAGCGGATGTTAGAAACCCCGACCAGCGTAAAGCTAGTTTTAGTAAAACAATTAATTTACTTGGAACTAATAAAGTAAATAAGTTATTTGAAAATATATTCTCGGTTAACGTAGCTACTCAGTATTTCAATAAGAATTTAAAGACACCATGTAAATATATCGTGGATGGGATTCAAAACTTTGCAGGTGACTTACAGTTAATCAAAATAAACATTAAGCCCGATAATTCAATAGATTATGAATGTTCGATAATTGGTGAGGGTGGTTCTTTATTTGTGGATATTGGGGACAAGTTAATTACTGGCAATCCATTAAAATTTGAAACAAGTGGATTGTTAATGATAGGTAGAAAATACACGATTAATACGTTTGTTGCTGGGGATAATTTTACAAGTGTAGCAAGTGTAGTTAGTGGAACGATTAATACAACAGGGTGCGTATTTATAGCAACAGGGACAACTCCAACTGTTTGGACAAACGAAAGTATATTAACAAGCTCAGACGACTTAGATTTT